GCGGCTTCTTTTTGTTGTTCAAACGCGGGCCTAACAAATGGGTGTGCTGGCATCTTGCTGGTGCCAAATTCCTGAAAGCGCCAATAGAAGGTGGAACCTGCGTTTTTATAGGCTTTGCCAGAAATGCCCTTGCGCGTGTTGGCTTTGGTTTTGGCATAGCGGGCAATGCCCGACTTCACGCCGACATAAAATGTTTGCTGCATTGGTCCGGACTGTTCGCGGATTTGCTTTTGGTAAATGTTGCGTTTTAAAGCGCCGGTTTCCTCTGGAGCTTTCGCTATCACTTCTTTTTTAACCACCGACGCGCCCGCGTTAACCGCTGCCCGCAGTGCATTACGGGCGACACGCTCAGGCAGTTCACGCATAGCACGAGCCAATTCTTCAAGGCCGTCAATGTGCATCGTTTCAGCCATTGTTTTCACCCGTGGTACAGGTAATGGCGATCAGTTCACGCCGTCCGACTTCAACCGCTGATGCAATGTTGTAGGTTTTGCTGTTAAACAGTAGCCGCCACTTAGCTGTACATGGCGACACTGTGGCGCTGTAGCGGATCTGGAATACTTCATCCACCAAAGCCAAATCATGCCCCGCCGCGTAAGTCTCGCGCCCTTTCGCGCCCAGGCGTTTCGCCCATACGGTCGCCACGGTTGTCCATGTAGGCACCGCTTCGCCATAGGCGTTTTGAACTTGCGCGGGTGACTGCAAGGTGACGCGACGATCAAATTCGCCAGCGCTCATGCGTACACCCTATATTTGTCCAGCAAGCCATCAGCAAACACCATCGGATAGGTTTGTTTGTCAGCAAACGCAGCCCGGTTCTCGTACATTGCGCCTACCTGCAACTTGATCCAACTTTTGATTGACTCAGGTACGCTATCCTCATCCTCATACCCGGCGACATATCTCACCTTGACATTCCCAACGTCACCGCGAGTCGCGGGCCAGACTACGCCGTAAGCGGGCGTAACCGTTGCCGATGTGAAATCATCCCCAGCGTTGAGTGTGTATTGCCCTGCATCCAGTGTTGCGACAACGCCAGCCGTATTGGTGTATTTGATGCTGGTGACGGATGCCACCGGCACGCGGGTAAGCACAAACGATGCCGGGAAATCGTCGAGCGATAGCTCCCACGTTTGCGGCATCAAGGCGCGGCCCGTCTTTTGTTCTGCAACTTCGGACGCAGCGAACAGCATCGCGCCGATCAGAGCGTCTTCGTCGGTTGAGTCGATGCGAAGATGCAGCTTCGCCTCAATCAGCGTGACAGGCGCATCTTGGGCGGCGGTGATGAGTTTTAGCACGGAGTTATACCGAGTCAGCCAACTTCGTCCAAACAGGCTGAACTTGGGTGCCTGAATTTCTATAAACAAATCCGCCGCCAGCTACAGAAATATCAGAATAGATCGCGTTTGGAGCGGCTACACCTTCCCCTGTTGCAGGCGGGTCGCCATCGGTGTAATCCACCGGCGCACCTGATCCATACAAGTGCAGCACGGCCAATGCGTTGACAGTGCTTGACAACGCTCCGAATGCCGAAACGAGTCCCATTGCCGTATGCTGCGCAGTGTGATCTGCCAGCGCCACGGACCCAGTAGCAGAAGCAGTGCCGCCATTTTCAATACGAATGCGGCCACCTGATTTGACTTGAATCTCCCCGCCGTCTTCAACCACCAAAGAGTCACCCAACATGCCAACGTGTATTTTGTCCATTGCTTTTCCCTTTGTGAAAATTGCTCTGAGATACGCCCGATTTCTCAGGCGTATGACGCAGCAGTTGTTTAAACTGGAGGATTTGCCGTGGGTGCCAGCGATGGACACCCAAGCAGCCAGACGCCTGCCAGGAAGATGTTTCCTGCGCCGTTGCCCGAAGGCGTGACAGTCACGCGCACGAAGCGTTTGTTGCCGATGTAGCCAATCTTTCGGGTTTCGGCATCGTCGGCAAAGGTGAAGCCAGCCAATGCCTCGGTGCCAAGCAATTGCGCATCAGCAACGGATGCATTGGTCACGTTGAAGGCAACTTCGTCAGCGTCTTCAACCAGTACGACAAAGGTTGCATCAGCGTCGGTGTTGGTGCCGGTGACGATGACGAATTCGCATGAGCCGTAACCCTGCCGGTCAACAATGGCGGAAACCACGGCGGTGTCGTCGGTGCGGGCCGCTACGGGGGCAATGCCGACCAGCGGGTGAATGCAGTTGTGGAGATCGTTGTTCATGATGTTTTCCTTGTGAGAATTGAAAAAGCCCCGGTTAAGGGGCTAATGGGTGTCAGGCAGCCAGCTTGAGAAACTTGACTGCCTCGAAGTTGATGGCACCGCCACCCGTGCGCTTGGTGCTGTAGAACACCACGTAAGGCTTGGCCGTGAACGGGTCGCGCAAGGTGCGCACGCCGATGCGATCGACGATGGTGTAGGCTTCCTTGAAGTCGCCAAATGCCAGCGAGAGCGAGTCGGTCGCCATGGCAGGAACGTACTGATCAACCCGTGCGGTGTACCCCAGCAGGCGGTCGGGTTGACCGGCTTGCAGCGAAGGCTCCCAGAGGTAACGGTCGCTGGTGGCCTCTTTCAGTTTGCGCAATGCGGTGCGCAATTCACGGCGCATCAGCCATTGAGCATTGCCAAGGTACTGATTCTTCATGGCACCGATCAGGTCTTGCAGCGGATCACCCTTGTTTGTGTGCAGCGTGCCGTTCGCACCAGTTTTGACGTGCTCGAACGTGCCCCATGCGCGGGTGTCGTCTGCCGTGGCAGCGGTGGCATAGGCGAACAAACCACGCGGCTGGCCAACGCCGTTGCCGGTGGTGAAGCCAGCGCCTTCAACGCGGGCGAACTTGTCGGCAACCTTGGATGCCAGCCAGCCTTCCACGTCAGTCGCCGCGTCGTCAATCAGCTTTTGGCTGATTTTTGGCATGGCGTACATTTCATGCGCTTGGATTTCCCACTTGCCAACTTGAGGCGTACCGCTGTCGCTGCGCGTGCCCAGCTCAGACACCCAGCCAGCGTCGGCTTCGTCGTTGTCCACGATGCCTTCGATTTTGTCGGTGCTGATGTTCTGCACGGTGGCGAGCTGGCGCATGGTGGACTGCTCGTAAATCTTGCTGACCATGCGGCCCACAGTGGAGTGCGGCAGCATGTATCCGCCATCAGGATCAGACTCGGCAGACAGGGCTTTGCGTTCGTCAGCACCAAGAGAGTCGATGGTGACACCAGCGGCCAGCTTGAAGAAGGCCGATTTGTACTCGCCATAAGCGGCTGTATCCAAAGGCGCAGGGGCAGATTTGCCCTTGCTTTGGTAGTCGGCGCGGATCATGGCGTTAAAGCCCTTCACTTCGTCGGCGACGGCTTTGTCTTCGGGGCCATTGCCGGGGCGCTGCATTTTGACCATGACTTCTTCAAATTGCGCCTTGAGGTCAGCGTATTTGTCGAGGTCGGTGGAGATTTTGGCGAGCTTTGCTTCCAGGTCACCCACGGCCTTGCCGTCAGCTTTGGCCGCAATGAGCGCGTCATTGGTTTTTTTGTGGTCTTCCCACGCTTTGCCCTGCTGTTCAATCAGGGACTTGATTTCGAGGATTTCAGACATGATGTTTCCTTTTTTGGACGTAAAAAAACCGCCTCTGGGGCGGTTGCTTGCTTGGTGGCGGGAGTGCCTATGAAAATCGTTTGCTTTTCAGGATTGAATCGCGCAGTTGTTTCATATCGTCTTCACCCGCATCACGCGGTCCAAGACTTTTGACTCTGGACACGAATGCCAGAGCTTCTTTCCGGGTCAATCCAGCATCACGCAGGAACAACTCGGCAGATTTGAGGTCCGAAATCAGTTCGATTTGCGGTTCATGGTCAATTACCTTGCCGCCCGTGGCGAGCGCAAGGGATTTGCTTTCAGGGAAGATTTCAGCGAGCGCCTTTGCAGCCGTCAGCACGTTGCCTGCGATCATTCGCGGCTCCATTGGCGTCAGCGTCAGCGAGTCGCGCATCATTGGCCACTTGACGATTTCGCCCGTGCTTTTCTTGACACTTTGGCCGGGGGCGCACTGGCTTGACGTGCCCATGACGCCCGCATCGATCAGTTCTGACAGGTATTGCACGTACTGAGCGCGGCGATTCAGCACGCGCTCAACAAAAATGCCTTTGTCGTCAACCTTGGCAGACTTCCAATCGACAATTCCAAGCACATTGGACGCGGAATTTCCCATCTTTTCCGAGTCGCGGCCATGCTCAAAATCGACATAAAGCGTGCCGATATCGGTGTAATTGCTCTGAAAATCAGTGCTTTTTGTGAAGAATTCACCCGTCAAGTCGCGCCCACCGAACAGCACCATATAGTTGCCAACGCGCAGTTCGCCATCCGTCTGCGAGATTGCTTTTAGTTCGTTTTTCATATTTGCCCCATGTTTAGGCGTAAAAAAAGCCCGACGAATCGAGCTTTGTTGTGTTTTTGCGGTTATTCCTAGAGTGTCTAGCCTACTGTTTAAGCGCATCAATAACAGCATCCTTAGTGGACTCTGCTAACGCGCTTTTTACAGCCGCCTGCAAACTCTGACGGGTGATGATTTTATTGACTGTCTCTCTAATCATGCCGCTAACCATGCTGCGAACCTCTCCCTGGATCATGCCCTCTAATTCGCTCGACAAGATCGCCTTACACCTACGGCGAACAATCTCAGTAATCTCATCCGCTTGCGCATCAATGGCTTCTTTAGCCCTATCCTGTATGTCAGCAACTATGCTGCCCAACGGAATATTTATACTGATTGGAACTTGAACAGAATTCATATCACTCCTATTTGTGAGCCTATGTTGTATTGCTGCGGAAACTAGCATAGGTGTCCAGCTTGTCGGGTGCCCCCTATCCGCAACGGTTGAATTATAACTTCTATAAGCCTTTTGCTGGTGTATTTTCAATCGGAACCGCACCTACTATGTTTGCGGGTATCCTAAGTTTGTCGCTAGCAGGGTCATCATCAGGATTCAAATCTAGCAACGAGCGGCCATAGTTGGCTGAATAGATTCCGCCGTTAACGTAGCCGAGAATGATGTCTTTGGTAGCACTGGCAGAGCCGCGCAGCAGCCCTTCCTCAACAAAGTTCGAAAATAAGCCATCGTCTCTATCCTTGTCTGTCAATAAATTGGCGTCAATGGATTGTTCCAGGCGCTGCCACCACGGACTGAGCGTGTGGACAACGTGGCTAAGAAAATTCTCAGACGATCCGGCATAAGTGGCGAGCTTTTCGTCACCATAAACCATGATCGGATTCACGCGAAAAAACCGGCATATTTCGGCAATTTGCAGTTTTCTTGTCTCCAAGTGCTGTGCGTCAATGCCAGTCATCCCGATTGCCTGAAACTTCGCATTGCGGTCAAGAATCATGGTTTTACCCGCGTTCTCCGAGCCGCCGTAATTCTTTTCAATCCACTTTTGCAGCTTTTCATGCTGC